TCAATCGTATCTATGCAAATGAGGGCATCACTCAACTGTTGTTTTATCGTGGCAATCCCTGCGAAGTAAGCTACCAAGATCGCAAGGGTAAGTACCAAGGTCAGCCAATGAATGTTGTGCTGTCCCAGGTCTAGACAAACTGTTTACCAAAGTTTGGTTTGGGTTTTCGGGCGTAACCAACACTACCGGTGCGCCCACCTGAATCACCAGTGCTTGGCAGAGCTACACCATCGATGGTTGCTTCTGATCTTGGAGTGCGTCCACGGATGGTCGGCTCAGCAATGCCAGCTCTTTGTCTGTAGGCTCCAGCGGTCCTGGCAGCCCGCATGAACTTCGCTACGCGCCCCTGGTTGTCGTTGACCGACTCAGCTGCTCTGCGGTCCTCCTGGGGGATACGACGCATATCTGTGTCATACGCCTGCTCAGGTCTTAGATCAGATACTTCAGCTCCTGACGTGCCAGCGTCTCGGGTCGGATCGTAAGTAGGATCAAAGAATTGTGCCATAGTATCATTGTAGAAGCAGTAAATCAACTGGTACTCGCCATGCATGGCGCCGCAGGATTTTTAGATAGCTTCATCCAAGATGAGGTGAAATGTCGTTGTTTGTCAGAAGAAGATTTCGGAGCTGGTCTCGATAATGAAAAAAACGACGTTCCGCTGTATGATCAATACAATCGTGGTTTGACAGCATGCGAACAGGGCCTGGAGAGGAATCCACTGCATCTAGAGGGGCAACGTCCTGGAATGACGGGGTACATTCCTTCGATGGAGGAGGGGCTGGAGATAGGGGCATCACCAAAACCCAAGGCGTTAGTGCTGGACCTGGGGGCACCCAATCAGGAGATGATCGAGATGTCACAAAAGCGCCGTGGTTTACGCCGCTGACGGACGATTCAGGCTGCAAGGATGGTGTATGTCCAGTGCCCTGGCTCACTACCAAACCACTTGACTTAACCTCAGTTATTTCCCCTCAAGATCTTGCGGAAGAAGATGTAGTTAATCATCCTTCCCATTACACTGCCGCAGGTACTATCGAGTGTATTGAGGCAATTGAGGCCCAGCTTACCAAGGAGGAGTTCCGTGGTTACTTGAAAGGGAACATTGCAAAATACAACTGGCGCGAACGCAGCAAAGGCGGTACAGAATCACTGAAAAAAGCTCAGTGGTATCTAAACCGCCTTATTGAATTTGATGAAGCAGAGATTTAGTAGCTCAGAAAGGCTGGAGCTGATCCTCTTCGTATTCGTCATCATCCTCGTCGTCGTCCATACAGGCGGCGGCGAGTTGTTCTAATTCAATCTCGGTTGGAATATCCCAATCAAGCTCGATGTTCTCAGCTGCAAGAATATCTTTGATTGCATACCATTCCATCATGCGCTGGTGGTAGAGGTTCAATAATGCGCACAACAGTTCCTCCCATGTCATTTCGTGGGCAGCAAGCTCTGCTTTACGCATGGAGAACTGCAGCTCTAAAGGCAACTCAAACTCACGGGCTTCAGCTGACCTTTCCATCCCGGTCTTCATGCATTCGTTGCAATTATTCTAATGCTAGCTGTTGAATACAACGCCGGCATCATCGCAGTCAAAATCAAACCAACCTGGCTGGTCCATACCAAAAGCATTGGCAAACTCTGCCAGGTGATAAGGGCTTATTGCTTCTTCCAGCTTTCTAATTGCTCTGACCTGATGATCAGCAGCAACGTAATTGCGAAACGCTCTCAATAAGATGGCAGTTGATGCCCAGGGATTTGTATCAATATCTGCCAGGAATAATTTGATTTCTTCTCGACGTCTATCAAGCAAGCCCCCAATGACTTTGTGACACGAGTCAAAAACCCAGCCAGCCATGTTCTCTGTGGCCGCACAGAAATCTTCATTTTCAATAGCATCTACAATCTCACTGTAAAGAAAAGGTTCCCAACCAATGGAATGAACAAAAGAAATCAACGACTGACGCATGCAATCATCCAAGCCGAGATTCAATTTAGCTAACTGGTTATCAATGACCTGAACTTCGTGGAACAAATATTCCAAGGCTTTTTCTTTACTGCAAAACTGACCACGTTTTACAGGTGAGCCATCTGGGTAGTATTGAGTTCCATAGCCGATTGTGTATGGCTCTACACCAGTAGTTAAATCTGGACATGCCTTTTCACTAAATCCCTCATATTTTCGGATCAAGTTAATGGCATGTGTAAAATCAGCCATGGGGATAACAATTGCTATCCCCAATCATACACAGATTAATTACCTTGTCCGCGACTTAATTTGCGACCATGATTAGCCTTTGAATTTTTTCCGTCACCTTGACGTGTGCGCTTGGGCTTAGATTCAAGCTTAATGACTGCTGATGCTTTGGGTTTTGCCATGTCAAGTACAAATTGACATCACCATTTTACGCGGTCAGCCCAATAGGCAGCAGACATTTTACCTTTTGCAATATTTTTGGCATGTCTTGCTTTAAAGCTTTCTCTCCGCTTGCGGTATGACTCAGATTCGCCCTCCTTCTTTGGGCTGCCAGAAACTCCTTGCTGTCCAAAATGAATGATCTTCTCTTGACCACCCTCGCATGCTTTAACCACATGTGACTTGGTGGGATGATTAGGTGTCTTCTGAGGCTTGTTACAAGGCATGGAATCCTTGTGTAACTTGGCAGCACTAGCAGCTTTTCTTCGTTTGTCTGACATCAGAACCCCTTAAACATCGACGTAAACTCACCAAGGATTTGACTACCTGTCTTTGATTTGTATTGAGTCGAATCATCATCATCTAATCCTAAGCCAAAAATATCTGACTCTTTCTCAGAAGAGCTATCAGTCGAGTCTTGGTCTTCATCTCCAAAGAACCCTTGAACTGTACTGAGTGACGCAAACGGATCACTAAAATCAAATTCTTTCAGTTCAAGGTTGGTACTTGTGCCCGCTTTGGTAAATAACTGCTGTTCAGTTCGGTCTGTGTCAGGGAAAAATTTGGTGTAAAACTCATCTTCTGTGCCTTTATATCCAGCCTGCTGGAACGTTTTATAGAGTTGAGTTTCACTTTTGATTTGATCTTGTTTGTAATCTTCTGGTCGTTCAATGTACTCAACGCCAAGTTTCTCTTGTGTAGGCTTTTCACCTTTCTCGTTTAAGTATTTGATTTGTTGTCTCACCTCCAGTGCACTGTTTGTACGTAATGTCTCTGACACATAGTCTCTAAACTCAGCAAGACTACCTTTAAAATCCTTAAGCCCAGCAGCTTTAAGTGCATCTTTCCAAGTTGTTTTATCTGTCGGATCAAGACCCTCAATCATGTTGTCAGCAAATTCTTCTGGCGTAATAAACTGACCGCCAATAAAAGTATTGCCTTTTTCACCAGCTTCGCGTTGCAATATTGGCAAGATTTTTGTAATGACTTCATTGCGTACGTCTGCTGGTCTTGTGTAATCTTTTGCAGGATCAAAACCAACACCTTGGCCTTTAACTTCAAAATGCATCTTTGCAAATTGTGCTTTATCGTTTACATCTATCCCAAAGCGATACGCTTGTGCCAACCAGTATTCATCTCCTTTTTTTGCCTTTTCCCATGCATCATTTACTTCTTTTGATTGCAATTCAGCTTTTGAGTTTTGATTTGGATCTGGATTAAAATAATACTCGGGATCGAACAAACGGTTTTCTGTGCTTTCTTTATCAACTTGTTTCAGCAGTGCCTCTGCCTGTTTTGATGCAGTTAATTGCAATGCGTTAAGTACAGTCTGAGTTTGAAAAGGGTTTTGCTCTTTATCCTTGACGTCCATATACTCTATGAATTCTGCAATAGATTTAGACGCGTTAAACCTTGGATTCAAGTATTTTTCGATAAAGTCTTTAGCGAATTTAGAATCAACTTGTACCAATTCTTTTGCCTGGTCTGTGCTATAACCAAGTTCAATATCTTTACTGTATTTTTCTTTAAGTGTTTTATCAAACCACTGTTGCCAGTTATACGTGACGTTATTATTTATACCACTGATTCCTTGCAGGTTTTTCTCCAGGCTTTCTTGAGCTTTGTTGCCTCCTGCAAAAGAAAGAATGCCGCCAACCCCTGAATCACCAAGGATCATATTGGAAATGTCTTTATTTATATTAGCTATCTCACCAAAGCTACCAAAGCCACTAATTAGACTAAGCATTTGTTCTTTTTGCCTGGCTTTTTTCATCTCCTCAATGGTATCTTTTAGTACGTTCTGAGCTAATGCGCCAAATTTTTTAACCTCGTTTAAACTCTGTTCACCAACCGCTTGAGTAACCACATCCTCCAGCGCACTTATTTTACCGTCATCAAAAACTGGAACATCGCTGCCTTCGGGGATGCCTAATATTGCATCACGAATCTCAGCTTTTTCAAAATCAGTTAATGCTTTTTCAGTGTAGGCGTTTGCTCTTGTTGTTTCTTCTTTTGCATTGGCGCGTTTTCCCGCTTGCCTGCCTTGGTTAGTGTAGTGTTGAAGATAAAATCCAGGCTTTGAGTATTGCTCTGTAATGTCAATATCATCGTTAGCTTCTGCTTCTCTCCATTTTTGCGCTACTTCTGGATTTTCTTTTTCATAGTACTTGTAATCAAAGTCGCCATATGGAGGTTTGGCTCCAAGGCCCTCATCCCATCGCTGCAGTTTTTCTGTCCGATAAAAAATTTTGTAATAATCCTCTAACCGTTGTTTGGTAGTATCATCAAGGCCTGGAAGGTTTCTGATTCGGTCCCTTTGTTGGACATAATCACCACCTGCAGTTGAATTAACAATGCCCAAAACACTATAAGATGCATTATTTATGATCGCATTTCTTGCTTGTTCTGCTAAAAAATCAGCTTGTTTTTGTTGGTTTGTCTGTTTGTTTTCAAAATAAAACTTTGCATTTCGTGCAATTGTATTGCGTAAATCTTGATACTGCGGTTCGGTAAACAAACCACTTATGTTTGAGCTTAAAAAATTATTCAGATCTTGAAGATTATGAGTTACAGGCAAAGTTCCGACTTCTTCCCAGCCTTCCCCCGGAGATGTTTGCGATTCTGTGACTGCACGAACCGTTGAATAAGGCTCAGGTGGACCCTCTGATTGATTGTGAAATCCTCTATCATAAAGAGCCCAGATTTTAATTTGATCTGGAGCCGGAAGATAAGTAGGCTGCGTTGCTTCCTCGGAAACTAAATTCCATTTCTTTGTAGTTGGGCTATAAGTAAGTGCCATTATCCAGCTGCAAATAAACCGAGAGTCGTTTCAGTATTATAGTCAATCTGTTCAATGGTACCAAGCTGCATCCAGGCTTGGATTTTATTCATGCGTACATTAGTGAAATAATCCTGTTGTTGGTACCAGTCTTCCATCTTGCTGCTGGCTTTGTTTGCATTGCATCGCTTGCAGCAAGGCAGGAGATTATTTCTATTACTGGAACCAGAACGAAACCTTGGGACAATGTGATCCAGGGATGTGGCCTGTTCTTCGCAATATCCACACTTGTGATCCCAGGCATCATATATAGATTGACGGTAACGCTTCTTTGCCAATTTAGGAGTTAATTCAATGAGAAGGGAAAGGGGTTCCTGCTCACAATTGAACATACTCTTCAGTTGCCGTTAACTTATTCTAATTTCAGGACGTCTAACCAAAGACATAAAATCTTGCTTAAATCCATTGACAAGACTCAAAGCAGTCATAGCGTATAGAAGCACACACAAGCTTATCTATGGCTAAGCATCCAGGTTGGGTCACTGCCCAGCAAGTAGAAGAACTTCTGGGAATTGACAAGAAGACCCTGTTCCAGTACCGGGATGATGGCACCTTGAAGCTTGGGCCTCATTTTGCGGCATTCCCTGAGACGCGCTCCAGGGACAGCTACCGCTGGAATGTAGCTGCGATCAGGAAGCACCTTAGCAAACAAGCCGAGCCCGTTGCCGCCTGATCATTGAAAGCAGCTCCTCAACCTGTGGGGCTGCTTTTTAATGTCTTATGCAGGTGTGACTCCACTTGCATAGGCTGCCCATGCTAAACCCACTGCTTCCATCGTGGATACTTCTGTGTTGTCATACGGAATGTGCACGACGTCACCAGCAGTATAGAGCGTTGGCGAGCCTTCGTATGAGATTGTACTGAAGCCATGGAGCCTGCGTTCAGTCTGCTCAGGACTTGCAGGGTTTGTTGCATCAACAACATCACCAAACTTGGGGGTGTAAGTCATTTTTACCTTGCTAAAGGTTTTTCGCCAGAGGCAGGATGGTACATGTTTCCTTCTCGATCAAACATGTAAAATCCCTGCATAAGAACAAAAGTAGACGGAACATTAAACAATTTCTGCATCATTGGCATCATCATTGGTGATTGACAGTTATAGGGCGGCACATCCATGTATGACAATGCATGTGTAGATAACTCAACCCTAATACGCTCTTGGTTCTTTTCATTTTCACGTACCAGTCGCTGCTCCCATTCGACAATTGCTTCTCCATCGATAGGGATATCAGAGGGTTCGGGTGGGAATACGCCTTCCTTGAAACGCATTGCATAGATATGTTTGCAATACCTAAATTCATCCAGCAAGGGTGTCCAGGTATCTGTAAGAGATGTCAGATCATTATTTGATGTAGCATAATCAGCATATGTGACAGGACCATCTGCTACTGCTCCTGGAAGAGCTGGGTTCATATCACGTAAGTAAACAGAGCCAAAATCTGTATATACGCCAGGATTGTCTCTTGTTGTACCAGCGATTGTTGCAGCTGTAGGGGCAATAGACGGCGGTACATTGTACTCTGTGCTTGGTGAGATTATCGACATTGTCCTATTGACATTGCCTGGCGTCATTGCATTGTTATTGACAAGTCCACTGAGAGTAATGATATCTCTGCGACCTGGCTTAACATTCGCAATACTTACACGAGGGAAGCAGCGTTTGTTGCTCTCCTTTAAATTCATCATAAAAGCAAATTCACGTCGAGTGAAATCCTGACAGGAACAACAATATCTTGTACCTGTCATAAAGAATCTGCCAACAGCTGGAGGCCTTGTCGCAGGTGTTATCAACGCACGATCAGGCGTGGCCTCAACAGATCCACGCTTTCTTAACGTAAGTACGCCAGTGAACGGATTGGTATCTACCAGGACAGCTTGAACGTAGCCATAACGTTTCTGGGTAGCAGGATCAATGGTATTGCGTGTTATAGGGACACCACCTCTGGTAATGATTCGATCCTCTAGTATTTCACCATTGATTGCTTTAATTCCACCAGGGACTCCTGGAACAGGTACATACAATGGCGGAGGAAGTGGGTTGGAAGTACTCCAGGGACCCTTGAGCTGCACGTACCAATATTCATCGTCCTCCGTAACAGATTCAACGTAAGCATAATTACCTACGCTACTAACAACATTATCAAAACGTAGGCTACCCGCTACGCGGATACCAGCCCAGTGCATGCCAAACTCCTTGTTAGAAGTTGGGAAGCCTTTGAAAATACCTGGAATTGTTGGGGGATTAGTACCTGTTTGAGATACGCCTGGGGGCAACGGTATCCTATATGTAAATGGATATTCGTATGATGTATCAGTTACGCTGGCTGTAGCTAACTCATAGCCACGCCTCCATCTAGTCCAAGATGCTTCTCTGTCAATTGTGTAGAGAGAATCAGGTAGAGAACCTTTGGAGAACTCCGTGGTTATTGGTTTGATTGAATTTGGATTAAATGATTTACCTTCTTTGAAATTACCAAAAGAGTTTCCACCCTTTCCAGCCATGATCAGAAGAAGCCGCCTTGAGCCGTCACGTGAGCCCCAGGGATGTAGCCAGAGCTGTTAGGGCCATCAGGGAACACACCAACGTAAATGCGGTCTCCACGCTCCAGGTAGATGCCTTTGTTTCGCAACGGTGCCGTGGTACCAAGACCATTGGTGTTGCCTGCACTGACAACAGGAGTAGCCAGTTGAGGCATTACGTCAGAACAGTCGACCACCCCACTGTTGGCTGGGACTGTCTTGGCAAACAACAACCTGTAGTCACCAGAGGCGGGAATGGGTGTTGTCGTACCACGAGTCTGGTAGAAGACAAATGTTACTGCAGGTTGGTTGCCGTAAGCAATGCCGTTGTACAAGAAGCCGGAAGCAATACCACCAGAGTAATTAAGAGCTGAGTTGACACCTGTGAGAGTGCCAGAGCCTGTGTAAGTGTAGTAACCGTATCCACTGAAGGGAGCACCAGCACCAGTGAGAGAACCAGTAGCAGATACAAATACAACTTGACCACTCACCAAGGAGATTGGAGTGCCAGAAGTCGTGGAATTAACGGTGTAATCAGCACCACGATAAAAGTCATTACGGCTGATGGTAATGGAATCAACCACACCACCACTGTTGTTATCTTCACTGAGTGAAGCATCCATATCCACCAGGATCGACGGCGCCTGGCCACCCTGCACGAATAAGGTGTTAGTAGATGCACTGCCAACAGTTTGCGTCGTGACTCGCACGGAATCAAGCAAAGGCCTGTCAACTAACAAGGGCTGTTTGTTTGAGCTAGTACTAGATATTTGACTAAACACCCTGCCTATGTTGATTTGGCAGGGGCCTCCAAAAACTTCTCTTATTCTAATGGCACAAACAACTTTCCAGTGTGCTTGCTGTGATTTATTTTACGAACGCTAACCGCCCATGCGCGACATAGCTGTAAAGGCCTCAAAGTTTGGAGGCAACTTCAGTTTGGAATCAATCAACGCATTTGGATTTTGTTGTAATGCAAGGAATGTACCGAATGCACTACCACGATCATCCGGCTTAAACTTGAAGCGCTTGGCCGCAAGATAATCTACTTCACCTTGAGGATTCTGTAAGAATGACTCACCAAACCCCGCAGTCAGTGCCTTACGGGGCAGGTAGTCATAATCCATATATTCAGCGAATCTTGCCATGATTATTGACTAACGAATGGATTGATTAAGGTTGGCAAGGTGATAGGAGGTGGTTTTAACATACCCATCACAGATTGCAGAGCAGCCTCACGAATACTATCCGCAATGCTTTTCTTTTCTTCTACTCCAGGTTTTGGTTGTCCTATTAAGGCACCACTGAGGATGTCTTCCACTGAACGCTGACCCGTACCTGTTGGAGTTCCTGTTTGATCAAGGAAGCCAAGTTTACCAAAAATAGATCTAGCCGCTTGCTGGCGCTGCTCAGTCTTAGGAATACCTGCACGTTCGTACCCCGTAACAAACCGTCGAGCAGATTCCTCAGGTGACTGTGCTTGTCTTAAGTAATCAGCGGCGGCTTTTTCTGGACCACCTAATTCATGCAAAAGAAAATCTGCTTGCAAGTTTGGATCACCAGGATCTTTCTTGCGTTGTCTAGCAAAATTAATCAGATTAGTTTGGCGTCCTCCAGTCCACTGACCAAAGCCATAACCACCTTTACCAGCTGGAGCACCTACTGCACCACCTTCATTTACGCGTGGATTAAAACCTGACTCCAATTGAAAGTTGCCAAGAATTCCAGCAATGTTTGCATTACTATACCCAGCCTGCTTGAGGCGTCTAGCAAGTAATGCGGCATTAGGATCAAGTGACATGGTTATAGAACTCTCAATCTCCTACCCAATTTGAACTTGCCTTAAGACCAGGGATGAACACTGTTTGTAGTACCAGGGTTGAAGCCAGATAGGTCAAGGTTCGTTTAACAAATTTTGAGCAGAGAATCATGGGTTTAAAGCAACAACACTGGCCCCCATAGATCCAAGGATCTGTGTCCAGTCGGCTGGGCTTACATGCAATGCAATGCCAGTTAACTATTTTTGCACACCAAACTGTTTGTTTTTAAAAGCTTCCAGGAGTGCTTTAGCTTTCTCATCAGAAGGATTGAACATAGAAGGCGTTGCTCCAAGGCTTGCACCCATGCCTTGAACACCTGTTGCACCTTCATAAGTACCAGGGATCTGTGCGCCTGGCATGCCAAGAGGAGCACTCGTAAGAGTTTGACCGGCATTGAAACGATCATAGGGAGTCGTTATCATGCCAGAGAAAGCATTAGAAGGGAGCGGGGTTGCGCCAGGAAGGCTAGCTGGTGTTACGCCTGCATAAGACGGAGCAGCAACAGGCGGTGTAGTTGCCAGTGGGCTTGAGGAATCAAAGCCGAAGTTCATCGGAGAACCCATCTGACCCGCACCAAGAGTGCGTTGGATTACATCATATCCAGATTGACCAGGCTTCACTCTAGACGCCAAGTCACCCGGTTTACCATATTTTTGAGCCCAGATTTGCATACCTAAATCACGCACAGCATCCATCTTGCCCTGATCTTTAGATGCAGCAGCTGCCGCACTTTCTTTCTCATAGCGTTGCAGTTCAGGATTCTGTGCAGCTTGCTGAGCAACACTAGAGACTTCTTGACGATAAGCACGTTCTGCAGCTGGAGTACCAGAGGGAGTGCCTGTTGCTTGCTGACTTGAACCACGGCCAAGGAACCTGCCAGTTCTTTGCTCAAAAAAGCCTACACCAGGGACTTCGTAAGTTTGTTGGGTAGGGCCAATGAAGCTACTACCTCCGCTGCGAGGAGGTTGAGAAGCAGCCGCTGCTTCAATAGCCCTATTCATACGTACTGCAAAAGGATCAGAGCCTACATAATGACGTTGTTTTGCTAACGGCACATTTAAATTTTGAATGCTAGTACCTAAATTCTGGAATGAAGTAACAATGTTATCTTTTGGATTCAAAACTTGTTGTGCTTGCGCATAAACAGCAGGTATTTGCAATAAGAGGTTGGCTTTACCAAGTACATTACCTGCAGCCACTGGAACGGGAACTCTACCTCTACCTGGTTGAGACCAAGCTGCAGGGTATGTTTGCCTGGCTGGAGGCCAATTAGGCTGAGGCCTGGGGCCAGGTTTTGGTTTCCCTCCAAACAAATCAAAAGGCCAACCCATGGTTACCTCCAAACCTCATGTAAATAGATACGTGAACCTACAGCCGTGTCAGCAGGGCCAGGTAGTGCCTGGATGAATTCAGCGCCAGACCGCTCGTAGCGATACCTTGCCTGGAATGGATCTTTGTAGTTAGGAACATACAAGATGCCGGCAAGACGATTGGTTTCGTAGAGATAGATCTCATCCCAAACCTTTAATGCTTCTTTAGCATTACTTGACCTAATTGTACGATCAACGTCACCAGCAATACTTTCCAGGCGAGTAGAAGGCGAAGTTGCAACCTCCGTCTTCTTCTCTGCGGTATCACAACGACCAAGCTGGATTGCTAATTTGTCATAGAAGTACGAATCTGGGATTGTGTTCATTGCTTCTTCCAGCCTGGCATAATCGCCCGCTGGAACAGAAACAGTGAAGTAACCCAGATGGTAACGAACTCTACTTTTATCGTAGTCGCTTAATTGCACTTCTAGGTATCGTTGTCTCTTAATTATAAAAGCAAGTAATCAACCAAAGAGTCCGCCAAGAAAGTCATTTGTGGCAGAAGACTGCCCTTGAAGAAAAGGATTTTGAGATACGTAATTGGGCAGAAAAGCTGTTGGGTTTAATGCTTGATCAAGCATTTGACCAATCAGCTGATCCCTAAAGCTTGTTTTAAAAGCTTTCTTTTTCTCTTGCGGTGGTACACCAATACCTGCACCACACACGAATGCCTTAAGAATATCGTTCTCGCTTTGTAGGTCAGATGCTTGGTGTTGCGCACCAAGTTGAGCTGCAGTTGGTAAACCGCCAACACTGCCTTCTTTGCCTAAGGTCTTCATGTGGCTAACACCGATT